TTCCCGCCGAGGGCATTTAAAGCCCTCGGCGGGAATGTTCAGGCGAGAGAGGGAGTCGGACCGAAGCGACCGTCACCCAGGACGGCGATGGCCGAGACGAACACGTTGCCGGTGTTGTTCACCGGCGTGATCGTGAGCCGGACATAGCTCTTGCTCCCGACATAGCCGATCTTCCGCAGTTCATTGTCGTCGGCGAAGGTGAAGCCCGCATCCGTCTCGAGGCCGGTCAGCTTGGCGTCGGGCACCGGGGCCGCGTCCGAAAGATTGGCCTGATCCCCATCCTCAACCAGAACTGTGAACGTCGCGTCGGCGTCGGCGATGCCGCCCAGCGCGAGCAGGAAGGCGAGGCTCGAATAGCCGGCGAGGCTGACGATCGACGACACGATCGGCGTGTTGTCCGCGACGGCGGCTGCGGGCGCGATGGCGCGCACGGGATGCAGATAGTTGGCAAGGTCACGCATGACGCAATTCCTTCTCTTGCCCCTCCCGCGCCGCGGGAGGGGACGGTCAGTTCGTTAGGGGTGGCGATCAGGCGGGAACGTCGAGGCCGACGAACGGCGAGACTTCCCATCCGTTCTCTTCGGCGATCGGTGCGGTCAGCCACGGCGATCCGTCGACGTTCCAGAAGATCTTGATGACCGTCTTGTTCTGGCGGAACAGCACATGCTCCGAAGCCGCGACGAAGGGGCCGGAGCCGTCCTTGATCAGATACTGCGACCAGTCGACAAGGGTGATATCGCCCTTGCTGCCCAGATTGGGGGCACGGTTGTTCCACCGCACCGGATACCCAAGCAGCGTGCCGGCGAGGCCGCTCACCGCCGCGTCGACCGCAGAACTCGGCTTCCAGATGTAGTGACCTTCCGGATCGGTCAGGGTGACGAGCTGGACGAGCGCGCTCTGCGGAACCGACCACACCGGCGTGCCGCCGCGCATCAGCATACGGGCGACCATATTGGCCAGATCCTTGTAGCTGATCTGGTTCGCGACCTCGCGATTGATCCACTTCGTCGCTCCGGCGTGGAGAACGCCCAGCGGCTTGTGGACGCCGTTGCCACGCTGGAAAGCGAAGTCCTCGGCACCGGCGACCGCGCCACGGAGCAGGTTTTCGATGAAGGCCTGACTACCGCTCCAGTTCCGCAGCAGCTTGTCGGTGATGACCGTGGTACCGGCGACCTCGTGCGGCGTCAGGGTGACGTTACGCAGCTTCGCACTGGTTTCGGGCTTGTCGTCGCCTTCCCCGATCCACTGAACCTCGACGCCCCCGAACATATTCTCAGGGTTGCCGCCGGTCTGGTCTAGCGCGGGGATAGATTCTGCTGAGTCCGGCTGCATTCCCGGCTCCAGTACCTGCGCGCGTGGACGGACCAGCGCTTCCTGCGGCTTGACCGACATGATCGTCGATCGGAACGTCGTCGGCACCATGAAGCCGCCCTGCGTGGCATTATCCATGCGCATTTCAGCCGAGAAGTCTTCGGCGTTCGCGCCGATCGCTTCCGCGTAGTTGAGGCGCTGGTCATTGGGATTGAAGCGAACCGCGGCCATGAACTCGCCGAGGCTCTCGAACTCCCGCTTAGCACCCGGCCCCGGCGGCGGCGGCATCGGGCCATTGCCGCGGGCCGCAGCGGGCAGCACCGTCGTGCCGGCGGCTTGCACGGTGCCGAAGCCGGTCAGACGAGAAATCCGCGCGTCCAGCGCAACGAGCTGATCGTTGAGCGCGTCATAGCTCGTGACTTCCTCGGCGGTCAGATCGCGATCCCCATCGGCTGCGGCGGCCGCCAGCATCGCACCCATCTGCGTCACCAGGTCGTTGCGCTGGGTTCGCAGCGCCGTCAGCGAGGCCTCGGGATTGAACGGCGCGTGACCATCGGGCGCGCGCAGATAGCGGCCCTGACGGCGCTCAGCAGCGGTCATCGGGCCGAGCGCCGCCAGCGCGACGCCCACCAGCATCTTCTTATTCATGTGGGGTTCTCCCGGCCCTTAGGCCTTCAATTCGCCGGACAAGATGGAACACCCCGCCCGAGCCGGCGCTCGGACGAAGTGGAAATGGTCAATCCGATTGGATCAATCAGCGCGTTTGCAGCGCCAGCTCACGTTCGCGGCGCCCGCGCGCGCCGGTGGCAGGCTGTCCGGCACCAAAGCGGGCGAGCGTTTCCTGCATCGTCCCGATCCGATCGGCCATGCCCAGCTTGATGGCGGCCGCTGCGCCCACGACGCGACCCTCACCAAAGCCGTTACGGACCTGATCTGCGGTGACCCCGCGGCCTTGCGCGACCCGGTTCACGAACAGGGTGAAATAGTCGTCGACGCGGGACTGCATGTAGGCGCGGGTATCTTCACTCAGCGGGCCTAGCAGACCTTCGCCCTTATACTTCCCTGCCGCAATGATCTCGCGCTTCACCCCTTGCTTTGCCATCGCTTCGGTCACGTCGTCATAGGCCATGCGGACGCCAATCGCGCCAACCTGAGAACTGGGCGATACGATGATCTCATCAGCCGCGGCGCCGACCCAGTAGCCGGCGCTGGCCAGCGTACCAGAGACCTGCACGACGATCGGCTTGATCCCGCGCACCGCGGCGACCGCGGCCGCCGCTTCGTCGATCTGCAGCACATTGCCGCCGGGAGTGTCCGCGTCGACGACGATTGCCTTGACGCTGTCATCACCCGCCATCTGGTTCACCTGGCCGATAAACCCCTCGGCCGTGGCACCGCCGCCCGTCGAGCTATTGGGCGCAAGGCTGACACGGGGCGAAATCACACCCCGAAGGGGTACGATCGCGACCGCACCTTCACGGCGGGCCACCGCAGCGGCGGTCTGCGGCGCAATGCGCGCTTCGATTTCCTCGGCGCCGAACTTGATGCCATCGGCCTGCATCGCGAGCAGATCGATTATGGCGAGCAACTTGGTTTCTTCCATCGCCCAGATTTCGGACGCGAAGGCCATCAGGACGTGCGGATACTTCATTGCGCTGTCTCCACTCGGCGATACCGCCCCGCGAGGTTGTTTTCGCTGTCGCCGATGGCGCACCAGCCATGATCCGAAGGTCTGATGCACTCGACGGTGATGTCGTTGTACTCACCGATGGCGACAACGCGTTGGCGATCCGTACCGTCGCGGGTGACAACATCGCCCATTGCCAGCACGCCTCCCCGCCCATCTCTGGGCGCCAGGTTGGCCGATCCAACCATGTCGAGCGGCGTGTAGTTGCTAGGCACGAAGTGACGGTCACCCTCCGGCCCGATCCCATCCTCGTCTTCAAGGCCGAGAATGCGGTTCGGCGAAAAGGCGCCGACATCGAACATCGCTTTGAAGAACGCGGCCCGCGCGGCCATGTCACCGCGCAGGATCGCATTCATGTTGAATTTGACGAACAGGCCCTTCTTCCGTTCTTCCTCGGTAAAGAGCTTCCAGTTCATCTCCTGCTCGATGGCGTGAACCCACGGCGCGACCGTTTGCCGGATAAACCCGATCATCAGCTGCTCGATGCCGGTGCCCCAGCTGGTCGACTTCTCGTGACTTTGCAGCAGGATTAGCGGCACATCGTACATTCTCGCGATCTCGGCGATCTGAAACTCGCGGGTACCGAGGAACTGGGCGTCTTCAGGCGGAATCGTCGTGGAAACGAACTTCATCCCTTCCTCGAGGATTTTGACCCGGTGCGCGTTATCCAACCCACCTTGTCGCTCGACTCTCGCCGCGGGGTTCTCGCCAGCGGACCGATCCTTTCCGTCCTGCCCGCGGATATTGGCAGATGCTTGCGGGCTTAACCGACCCGGATGCTGGAGAAAGCCGCCACTCTTCGCGTCGTTCGCGAAGAATTTCGATCCGAAGGTTTCTGCGGCAAGAGCTAGTCCGAGAGCCTGACGCGCCAGAGCAACCGGCGACAGACCCAAATAGCCGTCTTGGCTCTGATCCATGACGTGCATCACGTCGCCATGGTCGATGCGGAATGACTGACCATCTACCGAGGTCTGATAGAACAGCTTCCCATCGACCCGCTTCGGCGCGGTCTTGTCGGGAAGCAACGGCCAGATACCGACCGCTTCCCCTTTCAGGTTCCGCTCGATTTCCTGATACCCATTCCCCCAGGTCAGAGAGTGGAGCATCTGCGCCTTGGTCACGGTGCGGCTGCTCATATAGTCGTTCGGGCGCAGCTTGAGCCGCTCCGACATCGGGTGTTCCTTCACCTCGACGCGGCCGCCGTTCCCGTCGCTCTGGTAGATCGCACGCGGGAAGCTCGCGATAGGGTTGCCGATCCGATTACAGCACGCATAGACCGGCGTGAGGTAGAGCGCGCCATACTCGCTGACCGTGACGCCCGCGTGTGTCGGGCCGCCGCCAATCAGGCGCACGAACCATCCGCCAGACGAGCTCATGGGGTCCGATGGTCCGAACCGCGAAAGCATGTTCGTGAACCAACCCATCAGATCTCGACCTCCATGATGCCGCGCTCCTCATAAACCGACGGCCCCTGTTCGACCGTCGAGAGCGCCGCCGCGAGACCGACCACCGTGGCGCTGATCCCGTCGATTTTCTCCGCGCTCCGCTTCTTGGCTGGAGCGAAGTTCAAATTTTCATCGAACCGGATGACCGTGTTCTTCGCCATCCAGCGCAGCACCGGATGCCAACCGTGATCGAACACGCCAGCATAGATCATCCGTTCAAGTTCCTTCGTCGGCTCGCCGAGCGACGGAATTCCCTGCCGGACCTCCATCTGCAGTTCGACATCCATGCCTTCCGCCTGAAGGTCAGCCGCGAGCTTCCGCGCGTTCCACGGATCGAAGCCCCAGCCCAGCAGCTCGAAATCTTCGGTCGCGTCGAGCAACGCCTTTTTGACGTAGTTCTGATCCACGTAGTTGCCCGGCGTCGTCTCGATCGCGCCAACCGCCGCCCACTTGTCGTAAGGAACGCGGTCGTTCTTCACGCGCTCGGCGAGGGTGTCTTCCGGCACCCAGAACCGACAGACGATCGTCCAATGCTTTTCGTCGCCCTCGGGCGGGAAAAGCAGGATCAGGCAAGTCACGTCCTGCGTCGATGAAACGTCTGCGCCAGCATAGCAGCGTCGCCCCCTCATCCGCTGCCAAACCGTGCGCCAGCCCTCCTTGTCGGCCGAGCAGGCATCGTAGAACTTCATGTTCAGCCACCGGACGGCGGCATCGACCCACTGGTTCAGGTGGTAGCACTTGAAATGCGCCTGAGCGCGCGGGTTGTCCTTCGCGATAGCGGCCTCGCGCCGCAGAAACTGGAGCGTCGGCGATAGGCCGAGCGACGGGTTCGCTATTGCCCAGACCGTCTCATCGTCCCAGCTCGCCTCCGCATCGGCGGCAAACACGACGACCAGCGAGGTCGGGTCTGATATGCGACCCTCAAGGATGCCTATGCTTTCATCCCAGAGCGAGACGCCGGTGACATTCGTCTTCAGGCCAGCGGTCGACGCGTAAAGCTCGATCGGCTGCAACCTCGCGCCAGTACCCTGTCGCAGTGTCGTTTCGACCGTGCGGCTTCGCCACTCGTGCATTTCGTCACCGACGATGACGGTCGGGGACTTCCCGTGCTTGCCTTCCTCTGCACCTGACAGCAGCTCGAACAGGGCCGCACACGGCTTGAGGTAGATCGAACGCTTGTGCGTCTGCACCTCGCGGGCCAGCTCGGGTTCGAGCGCGACCATCGCCTTCATCTTATTGAAGACGGTGAATGCCTGCTTCTCGTCGCGAGCGAAGACGAACCCCTGCCCGCCGACGACGCCTTCGATCGCCCAGAACAGCAAGGCGAGTGCAGCAAGAAATTCGGACTTGCCGTTCTTGCGCGGTACCCAGAGCAACAGGCGCCGGAATAGTCGGACGTGCAGGATCTGCGGCGCCCCAGTGTCCGGGTCGAGTACTTCGATCGGCACCTTCCATCCGACCAACAGACGGACGATGATTTCCTGCCAGGCCACCAGCCTGAACGGCTTTCCCGCGAACCGATCTTCTGTCAGGCGAAAGACCTTAGGCCACAGTGCTACGACCTGATCGGCCTTCGCGTGATCGAACCACGCGCCCTCGACCTCGCTCGCCCGTTGCCATGCAAGGCGCGCCCAATCGTAAATCTCTTCGTCGGCATGGCGCGCGAGCCACTCGGGCAGGCCGTAGATCGACCCGGTCTGCGCTGCCATATCAGTTCAAGCGTGTCGGCGGCGTCGAGTCCATGCGGTTCAGCGCTCCGATCAAGCCGGGCTGATCATCCGCCGGTGCCGGGTCCGACCCGCTGGGCACCGCTGCGACGGGTTGCTCGCGGTCGAACAGGCCGGGGTTCGCCGCGAACGCAACCGCCTGCTCGCGGAACAGCGAATATTCGTCCGAAGGTGTCAAGCCGAACCGTTCGGACAGCTTCATCACCATGTCGAACGCACGATCGCGGATCGCGACGATCGGTCGCGTCCGCTCCATGAAGCCGCCGGCGACAGTCTTGACCCGCTGGGTCAGCCCTTTCGCCTTGATGTCCTCATTCGCGACCGTCCACTCGGCGAAGTACACACAGAACATCGCGAACATCGGGCGATGCTGCGGCTGCAATCGCTGGGTGGACTTCAGGCGCGGCGCCAGGTCGCGCCACACTGCAACCGCGGCGGCCGCGCCCTGCTCAATGATCGCGGGCGGGGCAAGAGGGTCGCCATGTGTGGGCGACTGCGCGAGCAGCTCGGCGATCCGGTCCGCTTCCTCCATCCGCTTTTGCACCGCCGACTTGCGCCGACCGGGGTTGCCCTTGGCCGCTTGAAGGCCGGGCGCGTCGGGCTTCCGACCTCGCATGCTCTGACCTCCAACAAAAAAACTTCCCGGCAATTCCGCGCCGAAAAAGACGGTGTGAGGGGCCGGTCCACGGCTGACCGGGCCTGAACTTTCACCCGCCCCCCTCCCCCCGATGGACCGGGAGGCCGAGCCGGCGGGCGAGAGCGTCGAGCGCCGCCTTTCCGGCCCGCTCGATCCTCTGCTTGAAACCATCATGGCAAGGCGCGCAGCTCGACACCCACCACTGGCGAAGCCAGAACACCCCCGCGTAGCGGCGATGAGGATAGAGGTGATCAACAAGCACCGCCGCCGTCACCGCACCCTCAAGCTCGCAATATGCGCACAACGGATTGGTCGCGAGGTGCGACGCTCGCGCCGCCTGCCACCGTCGATCATAGCCACGGGCCGCCGCGCTCCCCCGTGCGCGCTCATAGGCCTCGCCGCTGGGCTGGGCCGTAGAGCGAAAGGGGCGAGGCTTGCTTGGCATGTCCACGATGCACGACGGGCGGCGAAGCCGAAGCCCGCCGCCCGTCGTGAGGTAAAGGAGAGGTGCCTGAAAGGCTCGCTGAACAATCCGCGTTCACACGCCACCGCTCAACATACACATGAATAGTCGATGGGAGGTCTGGAGCCGAACAACTTTATTTGAGGTCCGGAGGCATTCTACACCTTGACCCGGCTCCGGGTGCGGATTTCTGCGGTTTTCAGGCTCCGCACCTCGCATTGACCCGACGTGTCAGCGCGCCCATTGCCCGCCGGTACGCCATGCGGAGCGCGTCGTTGGTGGCCTCGCCCTTCGCGCCCGCCCACGGAATGCGGCCCCACGGCACCCGCTTGTAGCCTTTGGCGAGCAGTTTGACCGCTTCAACGATCAATCGCCGGTCATAGTCATCAGGGACCAGCAGCAGCCACCCGAACGCCTCGCGCATGCGCGCCATCTCGCCCTTGCCCAGTGGTACCCGTGGCATCCGGGCCGCCTCGCGTCCCGCGTCGTGGTCAACGAACATCTCCTTGCGGATCAGGTGCCACGGGCCATCGCTGGCGAACGGCCATCCCCCGGTCTCAGTCCGGCGATGAAACAGCACCGCCTCCACCAACCGCGCCTCTACGTCGTCATACGTCAGGAACCTTCCGCCACCGGAACCTTCGGAACGAACCCTTCCGGCAATCGAAAAATCAGAAGTCATTGAAACACCTATGAAATTGAACCCTTGATGGAAGGCTTGGAAGGGTTGGAACCATCTACGTCTATTTCGCCTCGCGCATGCGCGCCTGCGCCCGCACACTCGCTGAACATCACGCAAACCCTTCCAACCCTTCCGAAGGCGCAGAAATCCGCGCTTTCCTCCTTCCGGTGACCATTCCGCCACCCTTCCAACCGGAAGGATTTGCGATCAAAGCGGCGGCCACAGATCGATATCGTCCGGATGCACGCCAGCATCGGACGGCGCCGAACGCGCGCCGCCATCGATCGGCTCGCTGCCCCAATCGCGCGGCCGCCCTTCAAGATCGACGAAATCGGAAACTTGCTTGAGCAACCTCACCCCGAGCCACTGCATCCCGTCGCTCGGCTTCTTCTTGAACCCCTTGTCGAGCATTGCCTTCGCAAAGCCCTTGATGCTCCACTCGCGCTCACCGGCGACCTTGCACCACGCGACGAACACCTCATGCAGCTTGGACGATTGGATGCGATCCTTGTCCTCATTGCCGGTGCGTTCGACGCACATATTCAGGAACCGGGCCAGCGGGTCGCTATCCTCGCGATATTGCGCGGTCGCCTCCTTGACGGCATCCGGCTCGATTAGCCCGTTGGCGAGCCAATCGATCAGGCCGCGCACGACATGGTTGAACACGCCCGCCGCCTCGCTCCGCAGCTTGGCGGGCAGCGTCTCGTCGCGATCCTTGTCCTCGACATGCGCGTTCCACGGCACCAGCTTCATGCGGCGCCAGATGCCTTCATCCGTGCCCGGAATATCCGGCTTGTAGTTGCCGCCGATGATCAGCTTGAACAGCGGTTGCAGATCGAAGAAACCGCGATGCAACGCGCGAACCGCCATCGGCTCACCGCCCGTTGCCGCCTTGATCAGCGCCTCGTTGAGCTTCGATCCCCGCTCCGGCTCGGAAGCGCGGAGCAGTCTCACGCCGCCGAGGCGGGCGAGGTCGGGCGAGGCCTGCTCGCCGCGCTTCTTGATGCCTTGATCGAGGAAGGTCTCGATCCCGATCGTGCCGCTGTAATCTCCCACGACGTGCGCCCACAGGTCGATCGCAGTCGACTTACCGTTCGCGCCCAACCCGTACCAGAACCACAGCTTCTGCTCGCTCGTGTCGCCGCTGGCCGAATAGCCCGCGACCTGGTGCAGATAGCGGCGCATCGCCTCATCCGGCTGCGCCCACGCGAAGAAGCGATCATAGATCGGGCTGCTCGCGGTTGGGTCGTATTCGACAGGCGCGAGCTTCGTATTCAGATCCTCGCGGCGGTGCGGCTCCAATGTGACGCCGGCGGCGCGGGTGCCGTCCTGCTGCGTCTCGCGCGCGAAACGAAGTGTCCCGTTGAGAACGTTGATCGCCAGCGGATCGCGGTCGAAATCTTCGATCGGGAGCGTCAGCCAGCGCCGGGCCAATGCAGCTATGGCGCCGGGCTTCCCCGCCGTTTCGGACTGGCGGCCGAAGATCGCGATCTTGGTCGACCACAGCTCCAGCAACTTCCCCTTGGGGATCAGCGCATCCATGCCGTGCGGATTGAGATGCTCCTTGTACAGCTCACCCTCAGGCATATCCTCTTCGCGCCGCCGAACGCCGGTGTCGCGCACGAAGGCAGATTCATCCTGTATCGCCCGCACGGTCTCCATCACCGCCGCGATCAGCTCGGCGGGCGGCGACTTCTCGTCCTGATCCAGCACCCGCCACCGCCGCTTATCCCAGCCCAGCCAGCCCTTTGCCGTGGTGAAGCGGAAATCCTCGCCGAAGCGGTCGCGAAACCGCTCGCCAATGCCGAAATCGGTCAGCGGGTAACCGGCGCATTTCATCGTCATCAGCAGCGGCGCCAGGTCGAACCCGCGGTTGCACCCGTCGCCTATCGCGCGATCGATATCGGCGTGCTGGATGTCGGCGATATCCTCGTAAATCGCCCAGAGCGCCTCTTTCGCGGCGTTCTCGTCTAACAGCCCGGCCGAGACC